TACAACTTGAAGTACTTAACATGTCACAAAGAAGAAAGATTGGCATGAGAATGAAAAGACTTGCAAAGAAAATTGCAAGGACTAAAGAGAGAAAGAAAAGGAGAATGAAAGACCCTAGAGCTCTCAAAACTAAAGCACAAAAACAAGCAAGACTGGTTTTATTTAAGAAAATGTCTGGTGGTAAATCACAGGGTGAGTTATCAATAGGTTCTAGAATAGCAATTGGTAAAAAACTTGACAAAAAGAAGGGTGCAATAGCAAAACTTGCAAAAAAACTTATGCCTAAAGTAAAAAAACAAGAAATTGAAAGACTTGCAAAGTTTAAACAAAAACAAAATGTCAAAGATAAACAATAGTAGAAGTAGTGATATATATAAATACTATAGGAAGAATATAACAGGAGACCACAATGTCAGATATAAAAGATAGAATAAAGTTCAACAGTGGGACTGATAAGGTAACCAACTCTGTTGCTGATGCGGTCTCAGAAGTCCTTAATTCTGGACAAGCACCTCAAACTCGATTCGAGAAACAGGCTGCATTACACAATTACCCTTTTCAAGGGAAACCAGAAGTTCAAGAAACATTTACAAATGAACTACAAGAACTTAAAAAAGCAGTAATTCAAGATTACAATGCATTCATAACTGCAGCTAAGAAAGCAAAATCAGATGGAAAAAAAGAATTTGTTTTCGGTGGAAAAACATATCCATGTACAGTAGATGAAGATTCATCTAATAACAAATCAGATGATGGTGAAGGATTAGATAAAGCAAATCCAAAATCTGCAAAGAAAAAATTCAAAGATAGAAAAGACAAAGACATCGATAACGATGGTGATGTTGATTCATCTGATAAGTTCTTACATAAGAAAAGAAAAGCAATTTCAAAAGCAATCGATAAAAACGAAGATGCATCTGAATCAAGATACGATGCAAGAAGTAAATCTTTTAAAGAAACTCTTCGAAGACTTGGATATGTAAAAAAAGATGCTTTGATTTACGATAACAAAAGAACTGGAAAATAACTATGTCACAGAGAGATATCAAAACTGTTAATACAGTTGCAGATGCATACAGGTCTATGTATGCAAAGCCTATTGAAATAAATGAAGATATATTGAATGAAGAGTTGATAGATTCTCTCATAGAAGAAGTTCGTTCAGAAGAAACAGAACTTACAGAAGCAATGTCAAAACAGATGTCAGTTCAACAATATGCAAACAAAGTTGGTATTGATGCAAAAGAAAAACAATGGATAATTGATAACGATGCAGATATAATTGTCTATGCAGATAACAGTAAGTTAAAAAATTGGTCTGCTCTTGGATATCCAATCAGAACTGGAGATTACTATTTTGCATTCTTATGTGGAGATACAGAAAAAGAAAGAACTGCAGCTTCTCGTGCAAACATGATGATGAATAATTATCTGAAATCAGAATATGCAAAAGCAAAAAAATTAAAGTTTGATGGTGAAGCTTATGATGCATATATGATTGCAAGTCATCTCTGGAACTTTATGTCTAAAGAGTTTGATAAATTACCTAGCAATTTAGGTGCTGGTGATACTATGACCAGAGAAGAGTTGTATAAAGCAATCGAAGACATTACTAGTGTCGCACCAACATTTGAATCATATGACTATGAAGAAAAAACTATCGAAGAAGGTATGTTATCTGGTATAGTTGGAAAGATTGTAAACAAAATCAGAAGTGCAAGAAAAAAAGTTGGAAAGAAAATTAAACTTGGTAAGAAAGCAAAAATTCAACTTAAAGCAGGTTCTCAACTTAAAGCAAGTAGTTATACAGAAGAATTAAAAGAATCTAAAACTTCTGCATCTATCACTAGGTCAGTTGCAGATGCATATGCACAAATGCAACAACCAGAAACAATAGATGAAGTCAAAAGACCAGAAGTCGAAGCAATGAAAAAGGTTTCTAAAGACATGCAAAAAGTCTTAGTATCTTATCAGAAGATTGCAAACATGGGTGACAAAGAACTCAAGAATACAGTTCATAACAAAGATTACAAAAAAGTTTTAGATGCAAGAGATACAATCCTTAAGATGATTGGAACTCTTAATACCAAACTGTCAATCCAAGAAGAAACAATTACAGAAGGTAAAAACCTTATGCCTGGCATTGAAAAGATTGTTTCAGACAAACAAGCACAAAAAGTTGGTGGTGTTATGATTGATATGTTCACTGCAAGTGTCCTAACTCAAGCATATGCAAAAGTCAATGATGCAAACAAAAAGAAAATGGAAACATCAAATATTCAAACTCTAGTCAAACTTGCACAAAGAGTTATGGGTATGAAAGAAGAATTTGAACTAGTAGAAGCATCTGCTGGTGAAATGATTGACAAACTATTCAATCTAAAAGGTAATAAAGATGCTGGATATGGTGTTGCAAAAATGTTAAGTATGACTGGTGTTAAAGTCATTCAAGCAATGCAGAAACAAAATCCACAAGGATTTATGAAAACTGTAATTGCATTAGGTAAAGAAAAAGGTAAAATGCAAATACCAACCAATAATGCATTAATGAAAATGTTCAAACAACAAGGTATAAAACCTTTACCAGAAGCAGTAAGCGAAAAAGTCAAAGATGGTAAGTTAGACCCACTATCTAAGATGGGTAAGATGAAACTTACTGGTACTGAAATACAAAAATATTACAGAGACAACCCAAAACAAAAAGCAGCTGCAAGAGATAAAACAGTTAAGAAAGCAATAGAACTTGCACTTGACTTAGATGGTAATATGAACTATGCAATGAAAGAAATAGAGAAAATCAAAAGAGGATTATCTAAATTACCAGCAGTTAAACTTGCATTAAGACATGCAAATGAATCAAAAGAATGGACAGGACATCATGTAGTAATAGAAGCATTATCTTCGACTGATATGATTAAGTTAAAAACATATGGTAAGATGTTAGGAAAACTTGCATCACCAGCTCTAAAATTTGATGAAAATAACCCAGAAAAAGGTATTGATAAAATAATGGGTCAAATTTGGAAACAAAAACATCACCCATCAAACTGGGAAAGACTTCATAAAATGGTTGCAATGTTAAAAGGTATCGGTGTTAGCATGCCTTCTCTAAAAGGTAAGTACATGGGATTAGACCCAGTAACTAAAAAAGCAATCTTCTATAAAGAAGGAACTGATACTATCATCAATTGGTACGATAAAATAGATGAAATCAAAGAAGAGATTGAAGAACTTATAGAAAAAGTAGAATGTCCAGTTGCAGATGTTAAAAAGATGGGAACAATGACTGATAGAAATGACCACAATGGTTCACTAATGGTTCTTGCAAAATGTTTAAAAGACAAAAAAAGTATGGACGCATTAAAAGGTATCACACAAACACATAAAGCTATGGGACATATGCCTCAAGGACTGATTGATGTCAGAAAAGGAGTTTATGATAATCTCATGAAACAAGCAAAAACTAAATTTAGTAACTATAACGACATCTATTCAGCTTTCTAGGAGTTATCATGAAGGGTTTCAAAACTTTCCTTGAGAGAAACTACAAAAAAGAATACGACAATTATCACTCTAGTCCAGAACAAAAGAAAAGAAGAGCTGGTAGGAATAAAGCACGAAAGTCTCTTAAAGACAACAAAGGTATTGTAGGTAAAGATGTCCATCATAAGGACAATAATCCACTAAATAATGATAAATCAAATTTATCTGTGGTGACTCAAAAGTACAATAGAACTGAACCTAGACTTAGAGACGAGGAAAGAGAACCTCAAGATAAAGATATTAAAGATAAAGAAGGTACACAACCTTCAAAATATTTTAAAGGTCTTAAGAAAACTACTAAAAATAAAAGAGATGCACACTTTAAAAAAGGTGCAGAAAAATCAGATTCAGATTCTTCTGCATATAAAGATGCTCCAGGCGATAAGAAAGCTAGAAAAAAACCAATGCCAAAATCTAAATATACAAAATCATATAAAGACATGTACGATGAAGTTACAAACTACACCGAGGGTGCATTAGAAGATAAAGCTAAGAAGTCTGGTATTTCGGTAGGAACATTAAAAAAAGTTTACAATCGTGGAATGGCTGCATGGAAAACAGGACATAGGCCTGGAACAACTCCTCAACAGTGGGGATTTGCAAGAGTTAATGCATTCATAGTTAAAAAGAAAAAGGGTGGATTGAATCACGATACAGACCTAGCACACATAGTTCATCCAGACGATGACTTAATGAATGAAGCTCGTGCATTCCATGACTTCGGTGCAAACAGTCCAGCTGCAAACAATAAAATAAGAGACATATCAAATAAAGCAAAAGATGAAAAAGATGCACTAAATAAAATTATAGACTTTGCAAAAGGTTCATCTACTGCAAGTAAAAAGTTTGCACAAGCAATCGGTTCTGGTAAATTTACAGACTGGTCTCCAGATAAAGATATAGAACAAAATATTGTTATACCTGATGTAAGGTTTAAAAATGAATTAGATATGATTAAAAATCACGGTTTTTGTGTTGGTGTTTATAGACCAGGATATAATGGTGATAATCATGCCTCGGAACGAGGATTAGATGGTGTTGAATTACCAAAGGTTTTTAATAATAACGGTACACATGAAATGCTTCATGCACAGGTGTATAACTACTTTAAGGAAAAATTAAAATATGAAAATAATATATGATATTGAAACAAACGGTTTAATAGATACAGTTAGTAATATTTGGATAGCTGTTACTAAAAATATAGAAACAAATGAAATAATTACATTTAGTGATTATGATCCGGATAGCAAACCGTTAAATGAATTAATACCATATTTAAATAAAGCAGAAGTACTTATTGGTCATAATATTATTGGTTATGATAATGTTGTATTACATAAGTTATTAAATTGGAAACCTAGCAATATTAAATTTATAGATACAATGATATTGTCTCAAATGAATAATTATAAAAGAGAAGGAAAGCATTCATTAGGAAATTTTGGTAAAATATTAAATGATGCTAAAGGTGATTTTAAAGAATTTGATAAATATTCAGAAGCAATGAAAGTTTATGCAATACAAGATGTAAATTTAAATCATAAAGTTTATAATTATGTAGTTAAAGAAGCACATGAACTTATAGCAAATAGACCTAGTTATAAAAAAGCATTACAAACTGAACATGCTATTGCTGAATTATGTTCTGAACAAGTTAAAAATAAATGGAAGTTTAATTTATTATTAGCTAAAAAGCATTATGAATATTTAACTTTTGAAATGAAAAAAATTGAAGACAAAGTTAATCCAACATTAAAACCTAGAAAAGTATTTATAGATAAAGAGCCTAAAACAGCTAAATATATTAGAAACGGTAATTTTAGTTCAGTAACATGTAGAATGTTATCTCAGTTTTTAGGACAAGAAATACAAGCTCATGAAATTAATAAATGGAATAGTAATGATACATTTCAAAGATATGAAATGATACCAGCTGACTTAGGTAATATGGAACAAGTTAGAGGTATGTTATTAGATAGTGGTTGGAAACCTACACAGTTTACACCAAAGGGTGAACCTAAAATAACACAAGACAGTATACATACTATTCAGGGTGACTTAGGTAAACAAGTATTACATTATTATAGTTTAAGATCCAGACATTCAGTTTTAAAAGGTTGGATTGAATTAGCTCAAGAAAATAATGGACGTGTTTATGTTGAAGCATTTAATGTAGGAACACCAACATTTAGACAAAGACATTCTAAAATAGTAAATGTACCAAATGTTAATTCATTTTTTGGAAAAGAAATGAGAGAATTATTTAAAGCTGATGATGGTAAAGTTATGATTGGCTGTGACAGTGCAGGTAATCAAATTAGAGCATTGTGTCATTATTTAAATAATAAAGATATAACTGAGCATGTTTTAAATGGTGATATACATCAAAGAACAGCTGATATTGTAGGTGTTGATAGACAATTAGCGAAAAGTTTATTATATGCTACAATTTTTGGTGCTGGTTTTGCTAAATTAGGTAAAATGGTAAATGGAATTGAAGATTTAGAAAAAGGTAGAGAAATTAAAAACAAATTATATGTTGCCTTTCCTGGATTAAAGGAATTAAATAATAGATTAAATAAATTTTTTTATACAACACAAAATAAAGATGGTATGGGCTTTATTCCAGCATTAGATGGAAGAAAGATATATGCCGAATCTTCATTTAAATTATTAAATTATTTATTACAAGCATATGAAGCTATTACAGTTAAATCAGCTGTTGTTAATGCTTTTAAAATGTTTAAAGAAGAAAAGTTAAATGTTGATATGTTAGGTTTAATTCATGATGAAGTTCAAGTTCAAACTAAGCCTCAAAATATTAAAAGAGTAAAAGAAATATTATCTTATTCATTTGGTGATTTTATTACTAAAGAATTAGAATTAAATATACAAATGGCAGGAGATGCTAAAGAAGGAAACAATTGGTATGAAACCCACTAATAAAATAATAGGTATTGTAGATGGTGATGTATTAATATACAGAGCCTGCAATAAAGCTATAAAGGAAGAATTAGATGTTAGAAAAACATTTGATAAAATATATGATGAAGTAAAAATGAATACTGCTTGTGATAAATATAGTTTACATATTTCAGGTGGTGGTAATTTTAGAAAAGAAATAAAACAAGATTTTTTAAAGTATAAAGGTAAAAGACGAGAAAAGCCAGAAAATTATTTAGAATGCCGTGATTATGTTACTAAAAATCATAATCCAATTATGGTACCTAATTATGAAGCTGATGATACGGCGTCTGTTGAAGCATATAAATATATTAAGGAAAACCAATTATATATGCTTATAACATTAGATAAGGATTGGAAAACAATAGGTGGTTTATTTTATAATTTATTATATAATAATTTATTTGCTGTTTCAACAATTGAAGGAATAGAATTTTTTCATCAACAATTATTAACAGGAGATGCTGTTGATAATATACCAGGTATTGAAGGTGTTGGTCCAGTAAAAGCTAATAGAATTTTAAAAGATAAAAATTTAAAAGATCAATTTAAAGCTATTATTAAAGCTTATAAAACACATTATCCTAAAGATTTTAAAGCAAGATTAAATGTAATGGGCACAATGTTATACCTTATAAAAGATTTTAAAGATCATTCCAAATGGTCAATAGATTATTGGAAAGGTTACATAAATGGCATTTAATCAGA